AGGGCCTACTAAAGTTTTTAGTAGGTCTGGGATTCACGGCAGCAGTAGTTGCGGGTTTGATTGCCGGTGCGAAACTCTTATTTCGAGGAGTAACGGGTTTGTTCGCTGGCGCTGAATATGGAGCCATTCCAAATCGTGGAGCCATCGAGAAGATGGGCCCCATACGTAGTGCGTTGGGCTCTTTTCAGGGAGTGGACGAGGTCCAAACAAAGTTGAAGCGGAATATCCGTCGTATAGAACTCTATGCGGTTGATAGTCCGGAAGATACTCGTTTGGGTCTTTACGCTCTCATGATTGGAGGTAAACGTGCTATTATTCCGAGACATTTCATTGTGAAGTGTAAGGAATTGAAGAAGAAAGGCTTTGATATAGGCGTCAGGTTGCAGGTCGTTGATAACACCGGTAGGCATGAGACCTATTATCCAGTTGTGTTGGATGCGCTCAACACTGTTGAGTTCCCGGATACTGAATTACCTTCGGGTGAGAAAGTTACATCTGACCTAGTTATGGTGGAGTTTGTTGGTAGTAACGTACCAGCTAGCTCACAGATTAGGCAGTTTATACCCACGGCGAAGGTTTTTGAAGCTTACGTTGTGGATCGGGAGGAAGCTGCAGCTGTGGTTGCGCCTGTGTACGGTGGCAAGGAAGACGTATACGTTAGAGTTGGAGCCAGAGTAGCTGTAAAGCTAAAGTTTGGCTCTGAGAACGTGTACAATCATCCGAAGCGCTATAACATGCTCCGTGGAAGGTTTTATGCAGATAAAACAACCACTGGAGATTGTGGTAGACCGTACGTATTGCGCAACCCCAGTTGTGGACAACCCCTAGTTGCAATGCATTCAGCCATGTTGGAGGGAACAGAGGCAGGAGCTTCACCACTCATTCGTGAGGAGGTGGATCATGTGTCGGATTTGTTGGACCGTCTCATAGCCCATCCTAGTGAACCACTTGAGTGTGAAGCTGGAGACTTTGAGTGTGATCGTGCTCATAATCCCTTCTGGGAGAAGAGAATTGTGAATTTTGGACACGCAACGTTGCGTAATGTACCGCTTTCGGCGTATGTTCCTCCGGGGAGTGAGCTTCGCTGTTGGTTGAGACATCCAGAGTGGGAGAATGCATTTGCTATTAGTGCGAAGAAACCGCAGGACGGTGTGCATCCTCTCTACACAAATGCTCAGAAGACAGAAGTGTCAGCAGGTGCCATTTCGTATGGGTTTTTGCAGAAGTGCATTAACTTTTATACGGATAGGTTTGTTGACTATGGGGATCGAGAGATTCTCAGTGATGATGAGATGGTCAATGGCCGCCTGCCCATGACACCTTTGGAGATGAAGACCTCGTGTGGTTTTATCTCCAAGTGGTTTCGGAATGGGAAGTCTGAACTGTTTACTCCACGTGTTGTTGAGCGTGTTGGCGATCCTGTACATTATGACTTTTCAGAGGTTGCGAATTCAAGGTTCGTACCATTGTATGGGAAGAGCTTTGTAGCGCGCTTGGAAGAGTGTGAACAGATGTTGATGGATGGCACAGTGCCAATTTTCATTTGGACGGCTACGATGAAGGATGAACTGTTGAAGAAACAGAAGGTTGC